ATCTGCGCGTCAGCGGGTGTGCTGCCATCCATGTACACTTTGCCCTTGAACACCCCACAGTCGATGGCGAGTCCAAAGTTGTGCATCGATGATCCTGGCTTTGCATTGGTCACTTTTGGCCCCGGTGCCGTACGTCCCTTGGCGTACAGCGCAGCTTGTTCTTCCCAAGACCGAGTGCCGCAGATGACTTTGTAGTCCAAGCCATCTTTAGCTGCCAGCTCTTTAGCATCGAGCAGAAAGGCCGTAAATGCGCCCTGTACTTCAGGGAGCAAGGTTAAAATGTGTTTAGCTGACCGTTCGTCAATCACCGTTTCTCGTTACGGATTACGTCAATTACGCCAAAGATTGCCATAACGCCTTGAGCGATGGCTCCACCGATGCCGGTGCTGTACAATCCAACAGCAGCGCCAAGTTTAGCAAGCCCTAACCAAGTGGAAGGTTGTTTGAGGTATTCTTTCATATCAGTTGTGTAGTTGAGCGATTTTCTCCCAAAGCTTGAGCCTATCTTGCTCGCACTCGGAGATTTTGTTTTCTACTTTCGTCAGTTTAACGTGCAAATACCAAAGAGCTACGGCCAAAACAAACACCGAAAACCCTTGTTCAACAACTTTGTTTACGACCAACTCCATCATATGTTCCATAAAGTCAGCACTTCCAGCGCCGCATGCTTGCCTTGGCCCGTTCTGCTGGCCCTTTAGCTTTGGCGACGACACCTGCCATACGAGCGCAGAATGACTTCTTGCGGCCAGCGTCAGCCTTGGTCTTTGGGTTAGGCGCAGGAGCCTTCAGGTTGCTGCCAGTGGCGCGGTTGTACTTGGCTCGACCTTTTGCTGTCAGCCCTGCGCCCTTAGACACAGGCAGTTTCTCGCCGCGTCCTACTGCTAGTGATACGGATTTCTTTGGCATAAGTTAGCGAGCTAAAGCGTACTTGCTAGGCACTTCCGCGAAGGCTGCGAAGATGTAGATTTGGCCGGAAGCGTTGTTTCCCCCAGCTATTGTTCTAAATTTAAATCCATTGCTAAGAACATCAATTAAATTAGACGTTCCTTCTGTTGTTGAGTCATTTGGATTTAAATACTTATCAGCAACATTGCTTGTGTTCCTTGATGTGTCAATAATTGCCCAACCAGTTGTTTCTGTTGTGCTCTTATACATCACAAACTTCGGCCTAAACCCACAGAACACAAACGGCCCGTCAACCAGTCCATTCCCCGTGTAGCTACCAAACTTGCTAAAGCCTGCAATCTCAGCAAAGCAGTAGGCGATGTAGCTGATGCCAGAAGCATTAACATCTGCGGATGTGCCAACAGTAAACACGCTTGATGTTGGGGCGGTACTTGCCCACACCGTCGTAGCAGCGGCGGCTTGGTTTGGTAAATTAAGCTGGATGCTATTTGCCGCAGTAATCGACGTGTGGCGCACCTGCCAGTTGCTTGTAGCGCCAGTTTGTGACCGCTTGACGATGATCATCGCAGGAGCAACGCCAAGGTTGTGTGCAACCGTCCTGTCTATGCCTGTACCAGCGTAGGACACAACATCCAATCCAGCGGTGATATTCTCCCTCCACTGCCATGCAATGTACAAGTTGGCATTTGCATTGACCAGCGTCGTGTCTGTGCCAAGGCTAAAGCCATCGCCGTTAAATGCTGTCAGTGTGTTTGCGTTGGTCGTTTCAGCGGCAGTCGTATCAGACGAAAGATACTTTGCAGTTCCACGCACAGAGTCAAACAGCGCATGGCTTGTAGCGCCCGGTGTCCGTGACTTGATCCACACCAAGTCCGGCTGGAACGACACGTTGTTCACCGCATTTGACAGTGACCGTGCAGCAGCGTTGCCCGTGTAGGTCGTAGCTGCCATGAAGTTCGCACCATTGACAATCGTTGGTGTCGGTAGGTTGTTTGTGTTCAGTGCGCGGAAGCCAGCGGGGGGCAATCCGTTTGTCGTGTTAAATAAGCGTTGGCCGAAGTTAATTGTAATTACATCAACAATTCCACTTGTAAAAATAACTGGAAGCATTTCGCCTGCGCTTAATCCTGACGATGTATTTAACAACGTATTATTTTTATAAAGCGCAACAGTGTTTGCGTCCCTGTCAACTGCATATCCAATTACATCTCCATTTACTGGTGCTGCGACAGTTGTTGATAAAACTCCATTTACAAATATTTGGCCGCTCCAAAAATTATATTGCCAATAAGTACTTCCATAATTTAAAAATACACAAGATGTATTTGGCGTGGGCACAGATTCTAGTGTTGCTTCAAAGTAAAACTTTCCACTAGGAATTCGCATTGTGGTGGGCGACCATCTGTTTCCGGCGCTACCAGTGACGCGCAAATTTCCATTAGAAAAATTTGCAACGCCTCCACCCCCCCCTGCCGTAACATCTACAGGATTCAGCGTGGGGTAATTCCCCCTGCCGTTCCCACTGTCACTGTAGTTCACCGGGACATCGATCATGCTGTCGTATCCTGCCCCAGCCGTCAGCGACACGTTGTTCACCGTCCAAGTGTTGCTATTCCCCGAGCTGTCCGTGCCCAGCGCCGCCACAGACGATGTGTTGCCAAACTTGAGGTAGAACCCGTTCGTGCCGTAAGTGCCAACGTACTGCTTGGGCGACCACACGCCAGTCGTGGACTCGATCTGGCCAAATGAGGATGGCGTCAGTGCTTGGCCGTCGATGAAGTTGACTTCTGTGAGGTAGCCGTCGAAGTATTGAGCGCGAACACCAGAGTTTGAACTTGATACACTGTGCTGGATTGTATTGTTAATCTGAGAGGTTGTGTTTTGTGTGTATGTTGTAACATTTAATGTTTGCGCAACTCCATTTACCCACATGCGAACACCATTTGTACTCAATGCCTGAGTTGTGTCTATAGACACAACAAAATGATACCATGCCGATGGGTCGCGAAATACAGCCTGTGTTCCAAGAGTTAATGTGCCTCCACTTGAAATTACATTGGTTACAAAAAATTGATCGCCATTAAATGCAAGTCCACCGTAATCAGTCGATGTAGTCCCAGCAAAAAACACATACTGCACTGTTCCTAGTGTTCCTCTTTTTAACCAACCAGACCAAGTGAAAATGCGGCGGTCTCCAAGATCAGTCGGTGTCCTACTCAAGTAGGCAGACGCACTCGACCGAAACCGAAGTGAGTTCGTGACAAAGTTTCCGCGCCTGAGACTGCCTAGTAAGGATAACATAGAAGAGAACATAAATTACGTTGTTGCATCGCCACCAACGACCCAGCTATTTGCGGCCACTTTGATTAGCGAAATGACTGCATATTGTCCAGAGGTCTTCGTGCCGTTCTTGCTGCTTACAGTCGTCGTCCCGGGCGTCACTGCACTCACCGTCACCTGACCCGCGAGAAGCTGCATCACGAGGATCTGCGTGCCAACAGGGAAGTCCACAGTAGCATCTACAGGGATCGTCAGCGAGATTGGCGAAGCATTGCTTGCTGTGACCAGCTTACCAGCGTCTGTGAGTCCCGGCGTGAACGTCGTGCCAGTTTGTGCGTTGATTAGCACCGTTGCCGTAGCAATCGGATTGCGATTGAGCAATGCGAACTGGCTCGATGATGTAATGTAAAGCTGCGTGTTGTCCCACTCAAGAGCGCCAAGTGCGCGGGTGGACAAAAGGTTGTTTGCCGCTGTGCTAAAGTTAATTGGGTTAACTGTAGTTGAGTTGGCAACTAAAGTCTGCCTACCGCTATATGTATTTGCTCCAGTAACGGCATTTCCAGCACGTTGATAGGCTGTAAAAACACTTAAAATGTCTGTTCCAACATTAATGAAATCTCCAGACGTTGTTGTAAGCGGCCCCTGAATCCCATACGTTGTCCCAGTACGCTGCGAGCCATATTGATTACTGACAAGCATCCCGGTCTTTACCGTGCCACTAAACCATGCTGGGCGCACAAACGTTGCCTGAACCCCAGCCGCCCCGGGATTTACCACAACCCACGGACCGTTGTCTCTTCCAAAATGCTGTGATGCCGTAGGCTGTGAAATAAACACCACAACATCTCCAGCTATTGGGCTTCCCCCATCCACAGACAGTGCGCCGGAAGCTGTTACTGTGAACGTGTTTGGCGTTACACCAGTATCCATTGTGCCTGTAACAGCACTCGTTTGCGACCAGCCGCCAGTAAAGTGCATGTTGCCAAGTGCAGTCAGCGCAGCAAGTGCAGTCGTAGCCCCCGTTCCACCAAGCTCGATACCCAGCGGAGCAGCCGTCGTAAGCGCAGGTTGGTAAGCAGACAACTGATCCGTTGTCGCTAATCCGCTCAGTGACGCCGAGGTGATCCCACCAAGGTTGCTCAGTGCAGATGGTGCGTCAGTTGCACCCGTCCCGCCGTTGGAGATATCAAGCGTACCAGTCAGATTGAAGGTGCCATTGTCAGTGATTGCACTCGTTGGTGAGAAGGACAGGCCGGACACTTGGCTTGTCATCGCAATGCTCGTCACTGTGCCCAATCCAGCCAAGGAAGCCGTTTCAAGCGCACTGATGCGCCCGTAAGCGTCAACGCTAATGACTGGCACCGCTGCGCTGGAACCTACGTTGGTCAGTACACCTGGACCAGCAGTCTCAAGAGCAATGATGCCGTCTGTCGTGATGGTGCCACCTGTGAGCCCCGTGCCAGCCGTAATTGACGTTACCGTGCCTGCTCCGCTAACAGCAATAGCCTCAGTCGTGAGTGCCGTAATTTGCCCGTAGATGTTGGTCGTGATGACTGGCACAACCGAGGATGATCCTGCCGTGATAGCAGCGATCCCAGTAGTAGCTAGTGCGAGAGTGCGGCTCGTCGAAAGATCGCCACCGCCAGTCAGTCCGTCTCCGGCAAGGACGCTCACCTGACCCATCTGCACTTTATCCAGCGCAAGGGGCGCGGCAGTCGAAACGTCCGAGTCAGTTATGAGCGACGCTGGGTTCTGCGGAACGCCGTTAATAACCTTCACCACACCAGTGCCACCCACAGATGGGATCGTCGTGTGAACGTGCGAAGGAGTGCTGTCACCGAAATCAATGGTAACCGTGTGGCCAGAACCAGTCGCTTGAGCTTCAATGACGATGTACAGACGATCTGAGGCCGTGATGTCCGTTTGTGGGATAACCAGCGAAATAGCCGTCTGCACGCTTGTGCCGTTGTTGCTAACGATAGCACTGCCAGACGTAGCGATAGCCGTAGACGTTGTGCCGTCCCATTTGTTTACAATTACACGCAGCGAGGTAGGTGCATTTACGTTCGCTGTGCCTCGGCACCACACGTTGAAGTCAAATAGCCCAGCGGGCAAAAACTCAAGATTTGGATCCAGCGTGTCCGAGACAAACCCAGCAATCTCAGTCCACACGCCAGTGGTTAGCGTGCCACTAGTGACGCTTGTCTGCGCAACTTCAGCGGTACGCCCAAGTTCTTTTGACCCGCCAGGAGCAGGTGCATCCGGGTTTGTGCCATAATTGAAGTAGAACAGCACTCCACCTCCGCCAGACCCGCCAGCAGCAGGGGCTGTAGCCGTCCATGCAGATCCATCCCATGTCAACACTTGTCCGCTTGCTGGCGCACTAGAGGATAGCGCATACCCCTGAATCTTCGCCACCGTTGGGTTCGGGTAGTTGCCAGACAGATCTCCGCCAGCAGCGGCAGTCGCAGACAACGCCCCAAGATTAGACAACGCAGCGACCGCAGTCGTTGCTCCTGTGCCACCCTGCGAAAGCGCAAGGGGCGCGGAAGATGTCAACGCAGGTTGAAGCGCATCAAGCTGAGTTGTGGTTGCGTAGCCACTGAGTTGCTCAGTTGTGGCAAACCCAGATAACTGTGAGGTTGTCGCAATCCCAACAATCTGCGAAGTAGTCGCGTAACCGCCAAGCTGTGCCGTGGTTGCAAATCCCGAAATCTGCGCCGTGGTAAGCGCGTTCTGGTTGTAGTTGACAACAGAGACAGAAATGTCGCTTGAGCCAACCACAACTGATCCGCTGGTGGACTTGCCAACATTATAAATCTGCCCAAACCGTGTATTGCCAGCTCCAGCACTAATAGTGACGCCCTGTTTGATTGTGCCAGTAAACCAAGTTGGACGAGTCAACACGGCACCAGCAACTCCAGGAGTTACTGAAGTTACAATCCACGGCCCGTTTTGCTTCAAGTCTGATTGCGCTGTGAAAACAACCATGTTTCCCACAGAGATAGGAATACCATCGACTTGAGGCGTTGCAAAAGTGGTGTAAGTAAACGTGTTTGGTGTGACCCCAATGTTTGAGGTTCCAGCTTGATTTGTAGGTGCAGCAAGATCCACCATGTAGTGGCCTGTGCCGCCAGTCTGAATTGAACCGTCGTAAAACAGAATACCCTTACTGTCCACCGATAGCGCCGCGCCTGTGCCAGACTGCGTAATTGCAACAGCAGGTGCAGTGGAATTGGCTGTAAACGTAGCAGCGCGACCTGTGCCGTTGTTGCTAACCGTAAGCGAGTTTACAGTTCCGCCAACTCCAATTGTTTGAGTTTGGTTAAACGTGTTTTGTTGTGAAAGTCCAGCAACAGTTATCGCCGTACCTGTGGATGGGGAAAACGTCAGCTTACTCTGGTTGCTGACCCAAACATCCCCTGCAATCGAACTTGCTGGAGCTGCAACACCAGAAAGAGCGCCCCCAATGTTTGCCTTGGCCTGCGCTGTAGTAGCCGCCATGATTAGGCGACCGTCCATTGTGTCTCCGGCCTTCAGCACATAGCCATTCAACTGTTGCGTATCAAACGCAGGCACTTGAGCAGACGTGATCCCTCCTAGGTTGGTCAACGCGCTTACAGCGTCGGTTGCCCCGGTTCCGCCGTTGCTAATAGCAATGACATCACTCGTAGCAAAAGCACCGATGCTCGCAGGTGTAATCGCAGCGATCTGAGCGGAAGCGAGTGCTTCTACTTGGGCGCTATTTGTAAACCCGGATACTTGGTCCGTCGTAGCTAGTCCGGCAACGATAAGGCTCTTCGCAGCAGTCTTGGTGTCGCCACCTTGGTTCAAGACAACGATATCCGCATCGTTGACTATATTGGCTACGGGAAGTTGAGATATTTTAATGTCAGACATAGCGACTTAGTATTCGAAATTTTGAACGAAAGATCCGTACCAGTTAACTCCATCGGAGACAAACGGAAGAATGTCTAGTCTGCCGTTTAACCCAGTGATAACAGGAGCGCCGCCATTCTGCCATTTGACGCCAGTAAACGTAGCTGAACCAACGGCTCCAGACGCAGGCTGCTTGAGATACAATGTAAACGCTTTCCCTGCTGCTGCTGCTGGCATCGTGAACGTCGTGGCCGTTCCAGCCGTAAGCGTAGCCGTAAGCACAGTGCTGCTGGAAATGCTAAGAGTTGCAGATGCGCCAACAGTGCCAATATTCGTGTTTCCTTCGACGTAACCGTTAAATGTGCCGTTGTTGATTGTTGGACTGTTGATTGTTGGACTGCTTAATGGGCTAAGCGAAACAGTAGTTGCACTTGTGATTCGTCCTTTTGCGTCTACAGTGAACTGGGGAATCTGACTTGCAGATCCATAAGTGAGCGCGACAACACCAGTTGTCGTCAGAGCAGGGCCGGGATAATCTCCAGTCAGGTCGCCGCTAGCTGGACCGCTTGGTGTACGAGAATCAATCAAACGAGGATCGTTCCCTTGGCAAACTGTTCCAGCAGCAGTTCCAAATATGGGACGGATTAGATCAGCGGTCGCTTTTTTGGTTGTACCATTTTGTACAATGGGAACAAGATCCTCATTGTTTACAGCAACGGCTGCTTCAAGGTTGGAAATTCTAATGCTCATGGTTTAACCAATGTTAATGCGCTGACTAGCTTCAGTATTAAGAAAATCATCTGCTTGTGTCAAGAGACGAGAAGATGATGGAATGTCTATCTTCTTGTATTGAAACGTTTGTGAATTGCCCCTGACTTGAATGCGAGCAAAATTCTTGTTTGCATCAAGCGCGGTATTATTATTCCGTTTCCTTAGAAATCGCGTAATCATCTTAGTAGGTGTAAGCCATGTTTAGACGCTGGTTCTGCGCCTGCTGGCGGATAAGTACGTCAATCTGCTGCTGGATGGCTGTCTCAGCGAGCTGCTCAAGCGTGACAGCTTCTTCAATGCGCCCTTCAGACTTAAGGAAATCAGCGGACACTGAGTTCGCCAAGTAGTCTCTGAACCTGGCTGGAATCTCAAGAATCTGCCAGATCTCAGATGTTTGACTTGATGGCGTTACGCCTGCCGATACGTTTGTGTTGGCAAAAAAGAAATTGCCATTGCTCGCCTTGGTCTTGTCGGAAATTGCGTAGTTGCCCGTGTTTTGTCCAAGATCAAAGTAAATCTGCGAGCCGGCAGTGTAGGTCACGATTGGATCGTACTTCACACCAAACATACGCGGGGGCGTGAGCCGGTACTGCACAAACTGCTTCGATGTGTTAAATGTACGCAGGTAATTAACGTCATCACCAAACGTCTGTGGCGTCTGGTCAGCAAAGTCTTCCGCAATGAACGGCAGCGGGATGGCCCTGGTAGTCTGACGCGGGTCATTCGTGTAAATCGCCAAACCTTGCAGTGATCCCTGGGGAATCTGGATAAGCAACTGCTGGTTATCCATGAACAACACTTTAGTTGCTAGGGGCGAGTTCGGCCCTGCGTAAGTGAAGTAGTTTGTGTTTGTAAAGTCTGTCTCAATGTCAATCCCAGTAATATACTGGCCAAGATCATCAGTGGCAGTTGAGTATGTAAAGTTGTACTGATTCTCGCTAACAGACGTTAACGGCCCACCATCCACAGACCCATAAAAAGGGTTCAGAAACTTGACGTAAGATTCTCCTACTGTTCCAAGCTTGTACCTGTCATGCAAGAAATCTTGCAGGTAAATCCGCTTGAAGTTCGTGTCAAAGTTAATCCGCGTCGTGTTCGTGTTTGCCTGATTTTGCGTAAGAATGTTTTCCGAGTCTTCAGTGTCGAGGAATTCGTCTGTCTCGGTTGCAAGAATGTTTGTAGCAGCCAATATCGACTGCACAGGCATCCCAGGCCATGTGTACATGTATCTTTGCACATCAGGCCACTCCTCGCGGTCCCAGATCACAGTAAGCCGGCGTCCTGTAAAGTCGCGGATTGCCCCAAATGCCTTATCGTTTAGCGTAGTGCGGTCCAAGCCAACAAGCTGGCAGACAGAAGCAAGAATGTCGCTAAACGGAACGGTCTTCATTGATAAACGGTGCGGGAACGAACATTTGTCGGCGTCCAGCCAACATGGATTTCTTTGGTCCCTCCACTATTGACTCGGCACTCAGGATTGTCACGCAAAAACTCATCCATGAACGCTTTATCGTTCCAGCATTCATATCCGAGCTTTTGGCCCCAAAAGTGGTAAGCTGTGGGAGGTATACGAGCAGTCAGTTGACCCAACCCCTCAATTGACCTGTGCTTCTGCTTATTGATCTTTTCGTTTTGCTTGGCCTGCACTTCCGCTTCAATGCGGTTCTTTTGCCAGCCTTTACGCAACTCTTGTTCAAGTTGAGGCACTAAGTCAGTAGGGATTGTAATCATATTAAAATGGTGCCGTCTCTCCGGCTGTCACACCACTTCTAGCCCGATAAGGTCAAACCACGCAGGTGTCGCTGCCGGTCTCTCCCGGCTGTCACACCACTAAGTAGGTGTCACTGATCAACAACTACTAGGAGGAGTAGTCGAATTTCCCGAGGCCGAGCGGGTTGCCAACAACCAAGCCAGCGACGGCTTCGATGAGGCGAGCAGGACCACCACCGTAATCTGGCAGTGCGGTGACGTTAGCGACGTTTCCGCCGTAGCGAACCTCGATGAGGTTCATGTCGAGCACAAGGCCTTTGTAAGGCGTAGGCGTCCAGCTCGTGCCAGACACAGTTCCGATGAACGTGGAAGGATGCAGACGCACCGTTCCGAAGTCACCCTGGAACACATCCAAGCTCTGGATGAAGGTGTCAGCAGCAGCGTCACGCTGGAAGGTCTGCACCTTGGTCGCACCAGCAGCAAGCGTGTTGCTGGAGTTGCTGACCGTGGTCAGAGCCGTGGTCCCGAGCAGGCCGGTGAAGGCACGCTTAAGGTCCGTTCCGACGATGGCGTCGAAGCTGGTGTAGTGGCCAGTCTGGTCGAAGATCGACTTCAGAAGCCCCTGCACACCTGCGTCCGTCAACCCGCTGGATGCACCAGTGAGGATCGAGGTCGAAGGAGTACGGAAGATCGAAGGAATGTCTCCAGGAGTTGGCGTTCCAGTACCAGCGGTGCTGATCCAGGTCTGCACACCAGCGGTGCGGTAAGCCTGAGTCGTGCCGTTGTCCTGCTGCGAGAGCTGGTTCGACGTGAAGGTCGCTTCCATGTCACGCTTGATGCCAGTGATCCCCTTGCTGACGTTGTCAGCCAGTTCGTCACGCACACCTGCGACATCAGCGATGTCCTGAGTGAGGCGGGACACGCGCACTGCACGCCGGAAAACCTGCGCGTAGTTGGCGAGTTCAGCGCGGTAGCCAACGACGTAGTTGTCGTAGGTGGAAACGTCCGTGCCGTCAACCACACCACCTACCTGAGGGGTAGGAAGCGAGTCAGACTGCCAGCGGAAGTACATATTCCCGGGCTTGCTGCCTTTGCGAGCCATCGACGTAAAGGGAGTATCCTTTGCGTCAACGAGCGCAATCATGTCCATCAAGTCTTCGCGTAGACCGCGACCGCTAAGTTGGGGTTCAGTAAGAATAGCCATAAGTAAGAGTAAACTGCGTTTGATTGTTAAGGACTTACACAAGTCCCATTGCTTTGATTACGTCAGTCATCCCATCTCTTGAATTGTTCCGAATGAACGATTGCTTAGCCTTCTGAAGGTCCGTCTGGGTCGTCCTTGCTGGTGCCGCCTTAATCGACGGTTGAGCAGGGGCGCGTTTGATCGGTGCAGTTGGTTTCTTTTGTGCTTTCTTTTCGCCGTAGGTTTTGATTCCCATAACTAATAATCCAGCTACATGTTTCCAATCTGCCCGGCGCTTCTTCAGCTCTGGGAACTCACGCAGAATCTGTTGAGCAGTTTGATACTCCTCAGTCTCTGGCTTGCTCCACCAAGGAAAGTCTTTCACCACTTCACCCTCGACGTAGGACTGCTGTTGCAGATATTCTGCGCGGGCGGGCAGCTCGATTTCCTTGCGCCGAATTGCCAGTCTTTTCATGCTGCGAACTTCTTGGTCGGTAAGATCCTTCTCCGTGCCATCGGGCAGGGTGATGACTCCACCATCCGGGTTCTCTTCGCACCACATAATGACTTCCAATGCTCTCTGGCGCTCTTCCTTCACCTGTTCAAGTGTGGACAAACGCTCGACAACATCAGATACGTCCACCTGTCTTGCCGGCACTGAGGACTTTGCAGTCTCCAGTTCTTTTTGCAGTTCAGACAAACGCGACTTTTGCGCTTCCAGTTCAGCTTGAGCGGCCTTCTTCGCAGCAACCAATTTGTTGATGCGCTTCTGGACACCCTTGCTTAACGAACTTTCTTCAGCTTCAGCTTCTTCTTCAATGGGCTGATCGGCTTCCACCTCTGCTTCAGCTTCCGAGTCCACAATTGGCTCCTCAGTCTCAGCTATAGGTTCAACCTTCTCCTCTGTGGCGGGAGCCGCCTCCTTCTCGTCAAGGAAACCAGACTTGAGCAGGTCACTAAGACTTTGCTGGTCCAGCAAACCGAGTTTCTGTGCAACGGGTGTACTGCCTGCCTCCTGACTCCCGGCGTCAGGCTGTGATTGTGTTTCGTTCATGCTAATAGGTAGCAAGTCCTTATTTAATCAAACCAGTAACGCTGGTTAGCCCGCTTTTAGCGTTATGCCAAATCTTCGTTTGTTGTCAAGCCGTTTAATTCTCTAGCTTGTTTTCTTAATTCAATAAGTGTACTCAAAAGTAGATTAATTCCGTCAGCTTGTCCTGCTGCATGTATCCTATCTTCTCCTTTGCAGTCTTTACTTATAGCAAGCATCCAATGTTGCTCCTGCAACTGCTCAATAACTTTTAGCACCTCGCTCCAGACGGAGTTTTTCCCTGAAAAGCCAAAGGCATCCTTTTGATTTTCCGTCATTGTTGGGATACAGGAGTTACACCAATCCGGCCAATCTGCGCATTTTGCTGTTGCATAACAGACATCTGAAGGCTCTTAACGTAGTTCTCAAAGAGCGCCCGGAAGTTCTCATCCTGTTGGAGCGCCGCCTGTGCCTTCGGGTTGGACTGCATCACCTGCTGGGTGTATTGCAGCTTGGTCTGTGCAGCCGGGTCATTCTCTTGGTAGAGCGCCTCGTTGCCGAGCAACATGTTTCCAATGTCACTCTGCACGCCCTTAAACATCTGCATGCTGGCCTGTTGCTGGTTGACGATAAGCTCGCTTGCCATTTCTGGAGCAACGGCTTGTATCATCATTTCGGTCATGCGTGTTCTGTTAAGCACACCACCAGTGTCCATTTGAGCGATACTTGCAAGAAATTGAATTTTTTGCGCAATGTACTCTTTATCCATGTCCATCACGTCAAATCGGACGTTAAGGTCGAACTCGTTGTGTATCTCAGACATGCTTTGCGGCAACTGCCCGCCAGTGACACGCATGATCTCCTCTGGACTCATGTACTGGCAGCACAGAGCAAACATCTGCCGGTAGATACTGCGCCAGCTAAGCAGCCAGCTATTGACGAGCAACTGCTGGAGCATCTGCGTCTTTACGGGTGGCACCAGAGCGTTGACTGTGCCAAAGTAAGCGGCGTGGTTGGCCTCGACACGCTCGATGAGCTTGAACGCCACCGTGGGTTCACGGGCCGGCGGCTCCATGAAACTGTAGTCGGTCGGACTTACGACAGGGAGCTGTACTCCTGGGCCCACCTTGTTGATGGCACCAATTCGTTTGACGACTTTGATGGGAGGAAGAGTCGAGAAGGCAGTGTGATCCCGAATGGAATCGTGCTGCGCCTTGATCTCGTCTTGATCAGTGACAGCCAACTCGGGTATACCACGAGTATCAGTAATAGCGCGGCGCAACTGTTCACGACGGAATTCCACAAACGGGTATTCGCCATGAGCGTAATCAAGTCGCTGATGAATAGCCCACGAGGCTGCATCTTCTCTTCGATTAGACGCGGCTTGCGGACAAAAAACGGTGAAGTAGATGGCGGGAGCTTTTCCGTCGAGACTCTTCGTGTAAGCATAAACAACCTCCACCATGTTCATGTAGTTTACGCCGTTGTAAACCAACATGGTCGTTGTCGGCAGCAAGTTGATGTTGTAGAACGAACTGCTTTTGCCGATCTGTTGCAGCGCACGTTCAACCCAAGCCGGGTCCCAGCCTTCCGTAGTGATCTTCTCACGCAACTCAACCTCGGACATCCATGTCCTACGGTAAATGACCCGTGATCGCTGCAAGTCAGCCGTCTCTGGTGGAACGATGATCTCATCCCAAGGCTTAAGCGCAACGATCTCAGGAAGGTTTCGGCTGACGTACTCTTGGTCATACGTCGCACGGCCAGTCGTAGCCATCTCGTTGACCATGCGCTTGGCCTCCGAAGCGTCAAGGTCAGGGATCGCAGCTTGAATGATTGCCGCAGCCTGGTCGGGCGCGTCAAGAATCATCTGCGGCAGTTCCGCAAGCACAGAGCCTTGCGCCTGCGCGGCCATCTGGAAGAGTTCTTCAGCGGTAATCTCCTGTGTGCGCTTGCTGATACTCTGCTGCCAGCCTACGAAGAATGCAGACCAACCGTACTGCAAAGCGTACTGAGCGCCAAGTTCAGCTTCTTTACGCAACTCCTGCGGCATCTTAGAGTCACGAATCCAGTGCAAAAGGTTCGTTGCAATGCCGCTAACCGGCGCATCGTCGAGTGTAACACCAGATGCTCTAATGGTTGCACGTTGAAAGGCTGTGACCAGTAGCGCGGATAGTTCGTTGCAGGACGAGTCGATGAGGCGGTTACGAACGTCGCTCGCACCTTCAAACGGCCACGCCGGACTACCCTCGGGGCGCGCCGTACTGTGCTTTTTGCCGTCGTCAGTCTGTCCCGCCCAGCGAGCAAAACGGATGTTATCAAACTTAGTCACCAAGTTGCCCTGTGACGAGTTAATCATCGAGCGGTTGTACTCGCTCAATAGCTCGCCAATGTCAGGCGTATCAGAAGCAATAGCTAAAGGATCAACTGGCGATATCATATTTAATAACTTCCGGTCATAGACATTCGTTTAGATTGCTTTTCCCAATCCAAGCCGCCAAAGTATTGCGGCTGCATCACAACCATATACCCTAAAGCGTCGATAGGATCTTTACTAGCACCTTTTTGTCCATCTTGTCCAGTCCATTCCTTTAAACTATAAATCAAGTTCTGGCAAGACTCGTGTACCATCAGTTTTGGGTGGTTTTCACCTTTTACCATTGGTTTTTCTCTATCCCATGACAAAAGATCATTGATTAATAGCACCCGCTCCTCAATTGGCAGGCCTGCTGCGGGTGTAAAGATGAGTGGATTGTCAGCCTGACTAAGCAGGTCAAGTACAGTGACGCCACCGTCTTTAGTGATTGTCTCGGTGCCGGCAGTCCTTGGGTCAATCCAACGGTCTACAATCATCTCACGCTTGTCCCCGGCAGTTTCCAAGCTCCAGATAAGCTCAGTATACTCGTTCACCCCACGGCCAGCACCCGCCTTCTGTGCCGGGCCAGCTCGACCGTCGGGCTTGTCACTAGGAAGCGCCCATTCCCCGTAGCTTTGGTCGGGCCACTCACGGTAGACCCACAGTATACCGTGCTTGTCTGCCCTAGCCCAGAGCATAAACCAGTTCCGCGCCCCAGCCGGATCGACAGCCATATAGTTGCTTCCGTCAGGAATAACGTCCTCCGCGTCACCTTTCCACAGGTTATGGTCACCAAACATGGGAAATTCGGAGCCAGCCGTCTGATCTGCCCAGCCATAAGCGCGGATCTTAATGTCGTGGCTAGAGCGCCCCGAAAGCTCCTGCTTCATCCGTTCCCAGTTGTTGTACGGGTTAAGTTCCGTATGATACCAGATACAAGCGTGCCGGCCATACAGGTTCTCCGCCATGTAGGGCATCTCACCCTTGGGGACCGTTAGAACATTGTTATTGGGTAAGAGTGGAGATTTGCGGGTAGCTGTTACCTTGGCGCTATTGATGTACTCTTTCACGACTTGGGTATACCCCTGCACCGGGGTAAAGGTGACGATCAGTTTACCCGAGCGGGTGACCAAACGGTAGCGGAGTGTCTCCAGCCAGTTCTGCGGCACAAGTTCATCGCACCAGACGTAGTCCACCTCACCGCCTTCGACGACCTTAATGTCCTGGGCGTAGTTGAGGAACCAGATCTGGTTACCCATATACACCGCCGTGTTATCGCTAAAGCCGTTCTTCTGGCTAAAACTAATCTGGGTGTGATTAGTACGTTTGATGTTCCGTATCTCAGGCGGCAAGTACTTGTAGAAGACGTTCTGTTGGGCGGACACACTGGTCATGTGGGTTGTGTGCAGGCACCAGATGCGGATGTTACGTTTCCCGTGACGTTCCTTGATCCAGCTAGGTGTATGGCCATTGAGGTCAGTGCCAATGAAAGCTTCAGCCATACGTTTGGCGGCGAACTCGGTCTTACCAGAGCGGTTCCCCCCAAGGACGACTAGCTCATTATAGCGGTCTAACAGCTTATCTGCATCGGGCCAGTGCGGTAGCTCGTGGCCATAGCGCATCGGATCGTTCTGCTCAGCCTTAATCTTGTTCTCCCGCATGAGGAAGAGATCGAGCACCTTCTCCGGGCCAATGTTCTCAATCATCTCCAGGCGCTGCCTCTTATTGGGTGCCGGCAACGTCGGATGTTCCTCCAGCTTATAGGCTAGAACTTTCTCGATAATTTCCTGATTTTCTTCATTCATAGTGTTGACGTTTTCCCTACGATGCTCTATATTCCCTGTGTCGTCAAATAACGACCGTGTACCTTCTGCGCCACCTGAAACATCGGACGCACGAGCGACTAAATGGTTCCAGCTATTCCTCTTGAGCTGGATTAAACATCTGCATCGGTCACAAAGTTGCAGAGTGCTGACAGTCACGCCTACGAGAAGGGCAAGAGTTTCCCGAACGGGTAGCCATCACTCATGACTGTAATTGCGAAACGAACGACGACACTTATACGGATCGTTGATCTCCTTTTTGTATAGTACTCCCCCAAGATAGGCAGTAATGCTGAGTCTTGGGGGTACTATGCTCACTCGCAACTCTCCTTGCCGGATTGTTTATCTCCTCCGGTGAGCAGCGTTAGCTGCGAGAGTGAGCATCTGGGCGAAGCCTAGTGCGAACGGCAACACGAAGCAAGAGTAAGAGAAGATCACTAGAGAAGGGGAATATCACTAGTGAGTAAGAACTTGATCTCAGCTTAAGAACAGATAATCCACAGTATCGCTAGCTCAAACGTGTTAAGCTGCATCTCTTGCGCGTTCACCAGGCTTAAGCACCACTTAAGCGCGATATGGAGAATATAACCTGCGCTAAGTGCGAACATAAGCGACTTAAGCTTACCCTTAAGCTTATCGACTTGTTCATATACCGCCAACTTGTCCTTAAGCGTCATCTTATGCATAGCGTCTTGTTCTTAACCCAAATTTGTTGACCCTGCCGAAAGTTGACGCCCTTCATCCCCACAAACACCATATCCTCCACATCCGTCCTTACCCACCGCTTGTTGGGGTACAAGTACACGATCTTCTGCTGCGTACTCTCGTTATGTACCGGGATGTAGCGAGGTTCCGTAACAGCCGGCTCCACAGGTGATGCATCAACGTCAGTGCAGGCGATGCCTGTCGCCTCGGCCACTTCACCGGGCAGCGTGCCGTCCAAGAGGTCACTGCGATAGATGCGCTTAAAGCTCTTGAAGCACTTACGCTCGATGTAGTCCTCCCCGAGCTTGTATGACGTAGGCCGATACGCGGGGCCTAGGTGCTGCTTAACCGTCTTTTCGCTTAGTGTGTACTTGGTCATAATACCAGCGACGGTACACCACGGCGATGTAGTGTGCAAGGTGAGGAAAGAGAAAGCCCGCTACACTTACGACGGTGTAACGGGCTAGGCCAGCCGCTGCGCACGGCTGGGAGGTGTCTTGGCGGACGTAGGGGAATGTAACATGGCGACGGTGATGCGCAAGCGCGAAGGGGGCCAGTTGGCGAAAAAAAGTCTGAGGGGGGTAATGCGTCGTCGTCGCCGTCGTATATCCAGGTCGAACCCCCTCCCCCCCTGTGGCCGGTTTTACAGAGTAAAAACCCCATTCCATATGATATGTGTTGTATTGTGTTATTGGCAAGGTGCTCAACCGCAGCCGCTTGCAAGGGCCGTCTAAACGGCAGGTGTCGGGGTGGCTGGAATGGTGCTTGGCGGGCGCGCTTGTGACGTGCCGAGGGGACGCCAGGCGGGCCGCACGAGGTGCTTGGCGGGCGCGCGGTCGTTGCTTGTGCTGCGGAGGTCGTAACGCATTTTAATCCCTACCAAACTAGTAGGGTATTCGCCCGCCGCTTTCGCCCGCGCTCTCTCGCCCCACGCACGCACTCGCACGCACTCCGCACATTAGCTCCGCACATATGCACGCACGCACCACGCACTGCACTGCACTGCACCAGGCACGTTGCTTTTCTTTGCTTTTTTGTTTGCATCATCGCATCGCATCGCTAGTCTCGCTCTCGTTAGTACAACCTTAAACACACTACAAAACATGACACAAAACATCCTCTCCACAGATGCAACTCTCTTGAACCGCGACGGTTTCGCTGTCAGTCACGGCCTGACCATTGCAATCCACACTGACTCTGACGGAGATCAGTACATCCGTATTGGCTCCACACTACACCTTGTCTCTGACGTAATGGACGAGAGGGGTTTAGATGATGAGACGCTTTCTGAAATCACTGACGATACAGACAGGCTTTTTCTTTGCGCGTCTGGTCAAACTGTCTGTCTGTAACCCAATCCAACCCTATGAACACCAACGATATGAACGCCCTCGAATACGCCGCCTACGTCCGCTTGTGCCTTTTCCTCCTTATGGGAGGATGCGCACTCGCAACCGCAACCCTTTGGATGTCAGTCTATTTTGACTACCGCAAAAGCAACCGCAAGTAAACCAACACAAGCGCAACATATGATAATAACACTCGTTAAATCCAATCTGGAAGCGCAATTAACTGGAACGCCTGCCATTACGTCATTCAAGCTCACTGCCGCTCAACTGAGGGCGTGGAATACGTTTAGAGACACCGCGCACCTTGAAGACAGGAACTCAGATTGGGGTCTGCCATGCGCTGAAGCATGTAACTGGCTACGAAGTACTTTTGGTGTGCGTCCAATCACGCTTGCGGATGTTAAAGCGGCGCTGAACTAGGTTCCCACGCTGGTCATCTACGGGTGGCCAGTAGGGAGCAAAGACGCTCCGTTAAACAAACTACAAACAAACCATATGATTCTTACCCTATCACAACCCTCAAAAATGCCTTGCCAAGGATGGAGCGTTCCAGCTCTCGCCTGCAAAACAGGCTCAAAACTCGCTCAAGTTGAAGGCTCGGTCTGCCATGGCTGCTACGCCTTATCCGGTTTTTACCGCATGCCTAACGTACAGCGTGCCTTGCAGCAAAGGCTTGCAATGATGGACTTGCCTGAATGGGTACCCGCCATGATTGCCAAGATTCGCAGCACCGAAAAGAGCGGCTTTTTCCGCTGGTTCGACAGCGGCGACCTTCAATCGCTCAAAACGCTCAAATCCATCGTGCGCATTGCCATTGCTTTGCCTGATATCCAATTCTGGCTGCCCACTAAGGAGTATGGCATCGTTTCCGAGTACTACGAATTGTTTGGTGCATTCCCATCCAACCTTACCGTCCGGCTCTCCGCTTATATGGTCGACCGGGCTGGCCCCAACAGCCTAGCGCATGGCCTAGGGCTGACCACTAGCGAAGTCTCGTCCACAAGCGGTGATTGTCCTGCTCCTACGCAAGGCAACAAGTGCGGCGATTGCCGGCGCTGCTGGTCCAAAGACGTTCAAACTGTAACCTATCGCCTCCACTAAGGATGAAGCCAATACCAACAACAAAGGAAGATGTGCGCTGGTTTTTACGTGATTTGGCAGATAGGCGCGATCTATGGCACATCGACGACGATCCTTTTGAGATATTCGATCACGAAGAGGCCGTATGGCGAGCCGCCTTAGTTGATGCCATGGAACGGCTGTGGGAGCCTAATGAAGGCGAAGAAGACTGCATCCTTGCATCTGCTTGGGCGGCATTTGAAGAGTGTTGTCCGGAATACTTTGATGTAGCTAACTGGAATGCCTAACCAAAGCCCCTAGGTTAACCGCCTAGGGGTTTTTTTGCCTTAACACCTATGACCTACCACACCATCGCAACCAACGCAGCACTCTGGGCCGAGCACACTGACGGTGAGCCCTTCGCCGGCACACTAGCGGAGCGGATCGCATACCTCGAGGTGCTGTTTCATTACGAGGCACAGGACGCTTAATTGCGCCCCATCCCTCGCACTTCCCTCGCAACCTGGCGCAAGCTCTGGAGCAGCACTCTGAGCCTCTGCGCCAGTGTGACCTCACGCTTGTGCGCCAGCGCATACATGGCGCGCCACTTCGCAGCTTCACTCGCATAAAACTCCGCTTCCTCCTCTAGCGTCTCGCAGTCCTGGCACATAGTTCGCTCTCTAAGCGTGCGATCCTAACATGCTGCGCCTGTATGACGCGCCAATACCGCTCGGTAAGATCGCGCAGGTCGAGAACCTCATTGGCCAAATCAATCCCGCTCGGTAAAACCAAATTTGAATTTTGATTTTCGATTTTGAAATTTGAATTTGAAATTTGAATTTCAGATTCTCCCTGCAAATTCGGAATTGGAGTCGCCATTTTCCACCCCAATCTGGCGAGAGCATCACTCGTTTTCAATCGTTCCAACATGATCTTGAGCTTTCGGCGGCTTGAGTGCCGCCATGAAAGCGGCAGAGATGTCCTGGTTTGTGTGTAGGTGGACGTGCTGATGCAGCGCATCCGGCGTCTTGTTCTTTTCCAGATTAGCGTACTTGTCCAGCGTGATCCCCAATGCCAGCACAGCGTCCTTCGCGCTCATCTCGGGCATCAATTCCATGACCCGCTGTGCAGCCCCATCGATGACACTTTGCAGCTTCGCCTTCAAGTTCGTGTTGAAGTACGCATTGCGGAACTGGCTATCCATGTCGAGCGCCGATACCTTAATCTCATCCACACTCCGCTCACTGATGCCTAGCTGCATCGCAATCGCCCTTGAGTGCTGACCTGTGATGAATAGATCCAGCACCTTCTTCTGTATCTCCGGCGGGATGCCAGCAAGCGCCCCTTGACCATTGACCTTCTCCATCACAACCCCAGGCACATGCTTCTCGATCTTCACGCCACTCAGACCAGCAAGCTGCCGTGCCCTGCTCTCTGGGGAGCGGTACACGGCGTTCCTCTTCTTGCGCTTTGGGTTGTCGCTCATTCTCGTTCGCTCATAAACGACAGGTCTTCCGCCGTGATCCCGCTGATGTCCCCGAAGGCTGACTCTCGGATGGCCTGAAGCTGCATGTAGTAGTGATCCGCCTTGAGCGCGATGCGAAGCTGAATGTCAGCCTCAATTTCACGTTCCTTTTTTAAAATTTGAATTTCGGATTTCAATCTTGAAATCTCCTGTTCAGCCTGAAGCAGGAGCATCTCGGCAGCGATAGCGTTCTCTGGTGTCATTTTTGTTTAACGTACTTTATACCATGTTGCTCAAGCAGCGCATATAGCCGTAACGCCTCGCGCTTCCACGTCACCCGCTTGGGCGGCACCGTCATGCCGGCGAGTGCCTTTAGCTTGTCGAGCGTGCCAGCGCCAATGCCGCGCACGCTGCCTGGTGTCGTGAACGACCAGCGTAGGTCTTGCATGTTGCTTATGTTCATTAACTCGATGTACCGGGCCATCTTGAAGTCAAGGGGCGCAATGCCGCTACGAGTTTCGACGCGGCGTATCCACAGTTGTCGCGGGGTGATGCTCATTCCTGCACCTCCTTCACCATTTCGGTGGCGTCACCAGAATGGTCCCATTTGCCTAGTGTTCGCAAGAACGCTTCTGCCCTATCTCTGGCGGAAGCATGCACTTCCATAAGCTTGAAATCAGTTACATAATCGTTCCTGTTATGTAAGTTCCAAACGTAGGTGTGAATCTGCTCATAGCCCTTGAGTGTCTTCTCCGCCTCGTGCATCGCGTTGAGGTCAGCAGTCCACATGACACTTTTGGGGTGTACGGGGTCACATTCATTTCTGGCAGGGGGAATGCCGATCACTCCTATGCCGTAACTAAATGCAATTGCTCTCCACCCTAGGTGCTTGGCAATTGCTAGGTTGATTTGTTCGTCGGTCATCTCCCCTCCTTCAAGTTCATCCTATAGCACTCACTCAGCACAAGATCCGCATCGAGCAGGACCGTGCGATCGTTTGGGAATGCATTTGCGTTGTCGTTGGTTCGGAGCACCCGGTGCTTGAGCGCCTCGATGACTTCAGCAGCTTGCAAGCAGAAGTGCTTGTACTGAGTAACCTGCGCCTTGAGCTTGGCGATTGTATCGACCTGCTTGTTATGAGCGTCGATATACTGTTGCAGTTGTAGTTTTTCCATTATTGTATTGTGTATTTCACGCCCATCCTACGGTGAGCGGTTCTCGGTTCGTACCCAATGCCGATGAGTGCGTCAATCATTTGTTCAGTCGGAGGCCACATTTCTTTGCGGAAAGTGCAGGGATGTGCGCAGAGCCACAGATCGAGGTCACTCCACCGGTTTGGCACCGTCTTGTCCGCGAAGTAGTCCCACCACACGATCTGCGCCACGAACACCTGGAGCTTCACTGGTAACTCCATGATGCGGTTGCGCCACTCCCGTGGGTCCACCTTGCGCAGTCGCGCCACCCAGCCGTTCGATTGTCTCTGCCTGTTTCGTATTCTCATCTGTTAGTCGTTTGTTTTCTGTTGTTAGTACATGGATCTTCTCCATGAGTGTGTCGATTAATTGTGCACTCATTCCCGGTCGAGTGCGTAACCGATTGCAAAAGCTAAGATGCTCAGCAGTGCAATGATAATTTGTAGTTTCGGTGGATTCTTCATGCGCTTGGATTCACATTCGTCGCAGAACCAGTCTCCAAAGAAGTCTCGTACCATCTGCGCCCCACAGTCTTTGCAGACTCGTTTCACCGGCCTTTCCATTCCTCCATCGCTGAAGCTGCAAATAGTGCGCTCGCCCAGAACAAGATGAGTAGCACAACGGCTTCCCACAGTTCTTCTGCGAAGTAGGCAATGGCGAGTCCATCGAAGATGGCTAGGGCGGCAAAGCCCCACAGGTAGGGGACGGCTTTGTTGGAGTTGTCGGGTTCAATCTTCATATAGCTTTGGTAGTGTTTATTCATTGTGGAATGTCGCGGTTTTCCCGTGGAAACGCAAGTTTGTGCTCACGCCACACGGACCATTTCGTTGGATGGGTATGCCAATCTCGCGGAACTCCGGGTCATCAGACAGCTTTACAACCATCACGGCTGTAGCATCTTGCCCGATTGCGCGGCTTTCGCGAGCTTTGCCCTGTTCATTTAGTTGCGTAATCGAGATGACTAAGCAACCTAATTCGATGCCGAGCAGTCGCAAACTACGGCTGACCTCAGCCACCTCACGCTCGCGGCTGCTATCCTTGCCCAGGTCGCAACGCACTAGCTGGATGTAGTCCACGAACAGTACACCGAGACCATCCGGCGACTTCGCCATTGCTCGTGCCGTGGCGCATATGTTGGCGATGTCGTACAGGTCGTCGCGCACTACCAGACGGCTGCTATTGAGCTTCTGGATGGCACTGTGGACGCCCCGGATGTCACGCTCAAGCTTGGCTCCTTCAGCGAGGGTACGCAGGCTAACGCTGCCAAGCCGGGCGACGAGCCGGTCGATGATTTGGTTAGCTGGCATCTCAAGCGAGATGACGAGTATTCCTTTGTTCATTTAGTAGTGTAATAAACGCTAATGCTGCTGTAGCTGGGACGACTCCGTTGCCAAGGAGGCGCAACTCGTCAGTTCGATTGTCACAGGTGACGCACAACTGGGCATAGTCCAACCCACTGGCAACCCCATCAGCGTCTCCACCCAGCGTGGGTTCAGCTTGCCGCTTTGCGTCCGTTCGACCATCGGCGTCAGCTCGCTGTACTCCCGCTCCTCGTTCCCGCGACCACTCTTGTGATCCCGCGCCGTCGGCGTTGCCCATTGTATCTGCCTTGCCAGATACTCCGTTGTCCTGCCCGTGGCTATCCTGCTGGGACGCATCTCTGGGGACATCGCACTCGCGTCTGTCACTGTTGGGGTTGCCCACGACTCTGAACGGTTCTTCTGCTCTGTAACCTGCACTGTCAACGGCTTGTGCAGTGTCCCAAGATTTGGATTCTGCTCCTTCTTCTTGGCATTTCTGATCTTCCACTCCTCCATTGTTTCCGTTGGTCGCTGCCCGTCGAATGCACTCGGAGTTGCCCACAACTCTAGGCGGCTCCCATGCGTGTTGGGGCTGGCCGGGGCGGCTTGGCCATGCTTGATCACCACAGTAGTCAACGACTCCTGGCTCCCCTTCATGCCGCGTGATCGATCCTGAACCCCCTGTCTTGCTTCCGATGCCACTGGGCTTGGCCAATTCTGTATTGCAATGACTTTGTCGGCCAAATTGATTCCAAACCTCTGTCCGTTTTTCCCAATTCTGTCCCTTCCATTGTTTGGCCTGCCGGCCGCTGAATCGTTTGTCCTCACGGTGGGCCATGATGAACACTCTTTTGCGCTGGTGAGGCGCTCCCGCATCGACCGACGCGCTGAATATGTTCCACGACACCGTGTAACCCAACTCTTCCAGATCACTGATGACGCTGGAGAGTCCCAACGAGATGTGTCCTTCAACGTTCTCGAAGAAGCAGACTCTGGGTCGCATAAGCCTAATTCCATCTGCGATCCAAGGCCACAGGTGTCGTGGGTCGTCCTTACCGGCTCGCTTGCCTGCTGCACTGAATGGCTGGCAGGGGTAGCCGCCAGTGAGGATGTCCACTCGATCTCGAAAGCTTTCCCAAGGGAAGGTCTTAAGATCCGTCCAAACAGGTGCTGCGTCCATGAGTCCCGCTTCCATTTTTGCAACCAAGTTCGCAATGGCGAAGGCTTCGATCTCACAAAGAGCGACTGAGCGCAAAGTTGGGAGGACTCGTTTAAGTCCAAGCTCAATGCCTCCGTATCCTGCACAGAGGCCAACGTGTGTAATTGTTTTGGTAGTATCCACATTATCGTGTTCCATTTCCAGGCCTTGCTGAAGTGTGCGAGTGTTGGCCGGTGTACTCCTGCAACACATACTCGACACCAATCAAGTCCGTCGATTGATTCTCCGGCAGCAGCATGAGCGCCTCCATCTTCGAGCCAAGCGCGTCTTTCGGGCCAACACAGATGACGTCCTGCGTCTTCTTAGGGCGCGGCAACTCCACGTCTTGCAGCACGTTAGTGCGGCGGATGAGTACCCAGTCGCTCATGGTTGCGCCTCCTCTTGCTTCAACTGCTCAACATCTCTGGTTAATCCTGCGATCATGTTTTCACAACACTTACGATGCATCCAGATTTGCTTTTCTTTCTCTACAAGATGTTCGTGAGTGCCGTTCCACATCACCAGCGGAGCCTTTAAGCTTTCACCGCAACAAAAGCACAGTGAATGTATGTCATTGAAAAACCCCCTGACTTTAATGAATGAGCGTTCCGACAGATAGTCGTTAACTTGCTCTTCAGTCCATCCCCACTCTATAAGCTCTTTGTGAGTTTTTTGCTGATCATCAAAGTCATACAGAAAATCTTTAGGTCGAACGATCATGCTTCCTCCCATCTACGTGGCAACATCACGCGCATCGTGGGTGGACCGGGCCACACGTCCTGATCTAAGCACAGTTTGTATTGCGCTAGGGTCACATCGAGTTGATCGTTGGCGATGTTGATAAGTTCCGTGGATGCCTTCACCCACTGACTCAAGTGAGGTGCCTGCATGTCCACGACAAGGAAATAGAAGTCGATGTCCTCTTGGCCAGTGATCTGCTCTAAACCGTAGGTGTACCAAGCGGCTTGGCGATCGTAGCCAAAGCCAAAGAACTTGTGGTCGAACTTAGACCAGTCGCTGGTCGTCTTGAGGTCCACAATCGCTGGACGACCCTTGATCTCCGTTATCATGTCGGGGCGCCCCTTGCACTGCACACCATCACGTTCCCAGAACATCGACGCCTCGATAATCTTGGCTGCTGTCACCATCTCAAGCAATGGCTCCACGGCAGCGCAGGCACCTTCTACACGCGCCCCTTCGTCCTCGTTGAGGATGACCTTGCCGATGTTAGCCTGGCAGAAGTTCTCCCAGATGAGCTTGCCTTCCTTTGTGCGTCGATCACACGCTGGAGCAATTGCGTAGTCGCAGCGCCCCTCAAGTGCGAGGCTGTGGACGAGCGTGCCAAGTTCCATCTCGCGGCTAGGCTTCCACTCCTGCGACTCCTTCCACTTGTAGTACGAGGGACACACGGCGAATGCGTCGAGGCTGTGTTTGCTTAGGCCGTGCATGGCACGGTACTTTGTCATCTCTAGGTTTTGTAATAGTTCTGTTTTCATGTTTGTTATGGGTTGATTTCAAGCGCACCGCAGCCAACGATTCTGCCGGCTCCGTCGCGGATGAGTTTTGTTGGACTCGCCAAATCTGTTCTGTCTGGCAATGCCGTTCTGACGTAAGCCGGGACGATGTACAGGATACCGTCCATAGGGTCAGGCAGGTTGGAGACTTTGCTCTCTTTGCAGCACATGATGGGCACACCGTCAGCGTCTGCCACTTTGGACAGGTGACTATGCACTTTGACGGACTGTCCACTGGGTTCCACGATCCCGTAGCCAGTGATGGCTATGTCGTGAGGAGTAAGGTTAATTAGTTTCATTTATTAAGTTTGCAATTATGTTGAGTGCGAGCATCGTCTTGCCGCTCTTTGTTTCGCCGCCGATGACGACGAAGTCTCCGTATCTGATCGGGCAGATGTTGTCGATAGCAGAGTAGCCAGTTTTAATCCGCATCGACTCGTCATCCCCCGTTTCGTAGCGGTTGAGCGCATTGATGAGCAGCGCCTTCGTGTCCATCACCTTTGGCGGCGCAAGCTCACGGCTCAAACCTTCCACCTTCATAACAACGTCGCTCAGTAGCTCGGGCGTCTGCACAGTCGAGTCGCCAATCGCCATGAGAACCTCATGCGCCACATGCTGCAAGGTGCGCCGCTTGGCGGTGGACTTGACGATCTCGATAAGTTCACCTATCGCGCCGGCAATGGGCATAAGCGTGTAGAGTTCGCTAAGTTCGTGGAACTGGGTTGTCGGTAGCGTCTCGCGCACCTTCTCAAAAACTACACGAATTTCTGACGAAGCGTTGCGGCTCTGTTGCTGCAAGATAATCTCGCACACCCGGTGACTGAGCGGCTCAAAGATGTCACTGACTTTGAAGCTCTTCTCGCTAATGTGGTGCAAGAACACCTCGGGGTGGTTCAGCGCAATCGACGCTATCCCACGTTCAGCCTCGGTGGCAGTCGGCACCACCGTGTCAGGTGGCAGCTCCACCGGCCTGCGCCTACCAGCTTTCTTGGGTGTTTCCATTTGTGGTCAGTAAGCTTTCGCGCTTAAGTAGAGTCTTGATCGGTGTCCGCACCATTGACGATGCACGAGATAGCCACCCATTCAGGTAGCGCCCCATGCCTCGCTGGGTCTTGCGCCGCGCAGGGTCAGCTTCGAGCCAGGCGTGGGCCTTCCACAACTCCTGCTCGACGGTCTTCTCGCCATAGATAATGATCAAGTCCTTCATTAGTCCCGGCGGCACCTTCCATTCCTTGCCGTCTTGGGTGACGTAGGCGATGTCGTACAGGCTCATCGTCTTGCCTGACTCGGGATCTTGCTTAAGCTCATCGACCATGTCTTGCACGCACGTGTATCGCCTGCCGGACGGCTTGAGCAATTCACGCTCTTCGTCGGTAAGCACAGGGATGCCCGCCATCGCGTCTGCTAAGTCCTGCGCGGGCTGCACTGGCTCGGGTGTCACAGGTGACTCTGGCTGGCTGACGATCTGCGCCGGCTCCTCAAGAGGGACAACCAGTTCGACCTTTGTGCCAAATGTATAGGTGATGTTAATGCTTATGTTCATGTTTTTGATATTTCAATGATCTCATCAACCAGCACACTAGAAAACGAAACACTAATTTCTTCTCCCGTTGTCTGCTGCGATTCTTACGCAACCAAACCGATGCCTTAAGAAGTTCATATTTCAGATCCAGCTTGTTTGAGTATCCCTCAATTAAAGCCTGCACACGATCATCCTCGATGCAGTACACGCCATCCTTTGCCTCAAATTCTATTGTTTTTAATTCTTCGTTTGTCATTTGGTAAATGTGCGCGTTTTGCAGTCGCGCCCCTGCATGGTGCAGAATTATTCGAACTCTTCCTCGTTTGTCGTCTCTTGATTTCGGCAAACCTTATGAAGCGTTGTTAATGCAAACTCTAGTGCCTCTGAAAAAACCCTGCACTCTGCGTCTCCTCCAAAAACAATTTCGATAGATTCCACATGCTGTAATTCTGGAGATAAGTCTGTTCTAACATTCATGTCTCCACTATCACACAGCAAACGAAAAACGGTTCTTCCGCCATGTCCAGAATCCCCGCCCTGTGGGCAGTTTGTTCCAATTGATGTTGTTAATGTGGCAAAGTCTTCAAATGTCTTTGTGTGTAATTTAATCTTGGGCATATTTTTATTTTAGTTGGCCTAGTCTCTCCCAGTGTCACGCCCATTGACTCTTGGCGGCGTTCCCGATCTCGCGTCCGAGAATTATGCTGTCTCTCCAGCCGTCACGCCTAGCGGGCAACCGGCGTTCGATCTGTACTAGTATTCGTGCGGTACAGTCACACTCACCACTCATCGACCGGGATCTCCCAGTCCTTGCTCGCCGGAAACCAGCGGGGCAGGTGTCGCTAAAGTATTCATCCCATCCCTAAGCAGCCGAAAGAACAACTCAGCGTTCATCGTCACTAGCCAGGGTGTACGGTTTTTCTTATGAGCAACGATCCACGGCTTGCCAGCGCCGTCACGTTCAGCCTGCTCAGTAGCCTTGATCAGATTAAGATTCTCGACGAACTTCACCTCTTGGTGGAGTCCGCGCAACTCCTCACAAACCACATCCGGGCTGTCGCCGCCCCCGGCAAACTGCTGACCGCGCCTTGCGGTAAAGCCAGCAGCCCGGAGTTCGTCGCGCCAAAGGCGTTCGCCTCTACACCCCTTGGCTCTTGAGTTTATTGGCATCGCGCTTTTGTTGCAGCCAGTGGTTGACTTCTTCGATGCTGAACCGCAGGCAGCGGGCGCTGATACGGTGATGTGGAATCTTGTTCTCGCGTGCCCACTTCAGGACCGTCTGAAGCGTGACGTTTGCGAGCTGGGCAATGTCTTTGGCTTTTACCATTTGAGATCGTCCTCCTCAAGTTCAACGGGTTCGTCTTTCTTGACCGGCTTAGTCTGCGATGAGGGGAATGCTTTCGCAAACCCCGCACGATCTGCGGAGATGAACAGTGACGTAGCAATCGCCTGCAACTGCTCCGGCGTGACGCTGGCTTGTCCGCCAACCCACTCAGCAGCTTTGATAGCTTCAGCCATGAGCTGTGCAGCTTGGAAGAGCGCACGCTTGGCGTCAGCTACAGTCAACGAGATAGGCGACGAAGCTTGCACTGGCTTGCGTGGGCCTGCTGCGGCGACTGCTGCGCCCGCATCATCAATGATTGCACACTGGTCGGTGATCTTCAGTTCGTTCTCGCCGGAGTGCGTCGAGTGCTTCACGCTGATGCCCTGGAGGCCCTTCTTGCCAGCTTGGCTCTTGAGCGTAACCATCTGACCCTTGAGGTCGCCCATCTCGTCTGGTAGCCAGAACGAGGCTCGGCACTCGCCGGTGCTGTCTTGAAGGATCGCGTTCTGTACCCGCCAAGGTCCAAACTTGCCTTCACCAGTCTTTGGCGGAAACGTCGCTTTGATCGTCACCCGCATTTCCCCGATGACGCTGCCATCGGCCAGATTCGCTAAGTCGCTAATTTGTGCTACTTTCATTTTTGTAAGGTTTCATCGATGGACCATCCACCGAATGCCGGCAAGCTACACGTTGCTTGTGTGAGCGCAACTACTTTTTTGCTTTTATTTTGTCGTCCTCGTCGTCGTCCTCGTCATCATCCTCATCCCCACACTCTTCTGACCAAGAATGCTCTAGCACACGTTCCTTGTTCATTAGGTGAATGTGCATGTCTCGGGCAAAACGATTGCCCCAGCCGCTCTCGTAGCGGTTCGTGTTGTCGCTATCGTTCTCATCCTGCGCTTGAACGAGGATCTCGCCGCACTCAAAGTGCTCGGAGAGAATGTCCTTTGCGCGCTGGATGATGACTTGGCGTTCCTTTTCCTCGGGGGTCATAACTTGTAGTGTGTTGTGGCAACGATCCTTCCGTCAATTGTGCGATGGTAGAACTTTTGCTTTGTGGCTTTCTTTTGAGCGAGGATGTTCCGTGTAGCAGTTCTGCCAATCTTAAGTCGTTTAGCCACTTCTGTGAGCGTGTACCACCCCGCAGGTGCAAACTTTACCTTAAGGTTGTCTACAAGCTTAGAAAGCCAGTCCCCTTCTACAGGGGCAGCTTGAAGCTTCCGTCCTTT